CGGATAGCCGCCGGCTCCAAAGAAAAGATGCGTAAGCCTGGTTCTAAAGGCGCCCCTACTGCCGATGCTTTTGTTCAATCTGCAAAGACTGCTAAAAAATGACCACTACCGGCACCACGCTCTTCAACATGGAATTCACGGAAATCGCTGAAGAGGCGTGGGAGCGCGCGGGCCGGGAGATGCGGTCGGGTTACGACTTGCGTACAGCACGTAGGTCCATGAACCTGATGACCATAGAGTGGCAATCTAAAGGCATCAACATGTGGACCATGGAGCAGGGCATCATTAACTTGACGCCTGGTCTAGCCACATATGCTTTGCCCACAGACACGATTGATTTGTTAGAACATGTAATCCGCACGGGTTCAAACACTGCTTCTACCCAGGCGGATTTGACTATTACACGTATTAGTGTTTCTACCTATGCAACAATCCCAAACAAGCTACAACAGGCGCGACCGATTCAGGTATGGATCCAGCGGTTATCTGGGGAGACAAATCCTACAAGCTCTGTGCTTGATGGTGCAATCACCTCGACGGCCACAACGATCACGCTTAACACGGTGGTTGGATTAGCTGGCGCGGGCTTTATTCGTCTGGGCACAGAAGATATCTACTACACCTATGTATCAGGGAATACCCTTGGCGGTGTATTCCGTGGTCAGAACAATACGACAGCTGCTGCACAAGCAGATGGCACGGCGGTGTTTGTGCCGCAACTTCCCGCGGTAACTGTTTGGCCTACACCTGATAACAGCACTACGTACCAATTCGTGTATTGGCGCCTACGCCGCGTTCAGGACGCTGGTGCTGGTGTTAGTACTGCTGACATGAATTTTCGCTTTCTGCCTTGTTTGGTGGCCGGCCTGGCCTACCATATTGCAGTGAAGACGCCAGAGCTTATGCCGCGCATTGAAATGCTCAAGCAGATGTACAACGAAACGTTTGATATTGCCGCCGGTGAAGATCGGGAAAAAGCTGCCGTTCGGTTTGTTCCGAGGCAAATGTTTATAGGTGGCTCCTAATGGGTAATCGGTTTGCATCCGGCAAGATAGCGATTGCTGAGTGCGACCGCTGCGGTCAACAGTTTCGATTAAAAAAGCTTAAGACAGAAATTATTAAGCAGCGCAAATATGAGTTGTTGGTTTGTCCCGAGTGTTGGGACCCAGACCAGCCGCAGTTAATGTTGGGTACGTTTCCTGTGGATGATCCCCAGGCACTACGCAACCCGCGTAGAGACACAACGTATGTAACATCAGGCATTAACGCCAATGGTAATTTGTCAGGTGGTTCGCGAGACATTCAATGGGGCTGGGCACCTGTAGGCGGGGCTAGTTTAAATGATGCAGGATTAACGCCAAACTACTTGGTGGCAACCACATTTGTTGGTACAGTAACGGTATCTTAAGGAGCTTAAAATGGCATACACACGATCAGCAGACGGAGTCGCTAAAAAGGGTAAAACTGATGTTCAAGTTTTCCCTGCCAGTGGCCCTGCCCAAAAAGAAATCATGGGCGGAAAAGGTAAGGGTAAGGGTAAAACCAACTCTGACATGAAGACCATGGGTCGTAACTTGGCAAAGATTGCCGCACAGAAACGGGGTTAATCATGGCTACATTTAGCAAAAAGATGATGGGTAAAGAAGTTGGCGATGCCAAGGTCTACGCTACACCGCACACTATGACGGGTAAAGTGGTTACGGCTTCTACCAATCCTGGCTCTGGCCCAGACCACAGCGATGCCGGCACAGTCAATATGGCTGTAGGTAACGTTTATCGTCGTCCCGCGCCAGCTGCTAAAACATCTGGTATCAAGATGCGTGGCGCAGGTGCGGCGACTAAAGGTGTAATGTCCAGAGGCCCAATGGCTTAAGGTTGACACAATGGCAATGACATACGCCCAACTCGTGGCTGCGGTAACTGATTACACGCAGAACACGTTTGACACGACTACGATCAATGTAATGATCAAGCAGGCGGAGCAGCGCATCTATAACACGGTGCAAATTGCCAACTTGCGTAGGAATGTCACGGGCTTATTGTCAAACGGCAATAAGTACTTGGCTTGTCCTGAAGATTTTCTCTCGACATATAGCCTGGCTATATACCCGTATAACTCAACCACAGCCACCGGGACATCTGGTGCAAAAACTATTGTGGTTGCCAGTACAACGGGGATTGCGCTGGGCCAGCAAGTCACGGGTACAAACATTGGCACCAATGCAATTGTTCGCGGGATTAACGGAACTACCATCTACTTGACCGTGGCAAACAGCGGCACAGTTTCAACCACTGTGACGTTCCAGGGCGACTATCTGTATCTCTTGAACAAAGACGTTAACTTTATTCGTGAAGCGTATCCATTGAGCGCTCAAGTGGCAGAACCTCAGCACTACGCCATCTTTGGCCCGCAGTCAGCCAATGTGAATGAGTTGTCGTTCATTCTGGGCCCTACGCCTAATGCCAACTATTACGCAGAGCTGCATTACTACTACTATCCAGAATCCATTGTGACCGCCTTGACCACATGGCTGGGTGATAACTTTGATTCTGCATTGCTGTATGGAACACTGTGTGAAGCAGGCGCGTACATGAAGAGCGCGCCGGAAGACGGCATGTATAAGACATACCAGGAACGTTATGTTGCGGCAATTGCCCTGCTCAAGAACTTGGGTGACGGTAAACAACGCGCTGATGCTTATCGTGATGGTCAGATCCGGGTGGCTGTTCAATGAGCAACATTCTGCAAACCCAGACGACCAGCTTTAAAAAAGAGCTATATACGGGCGTTCATAACCTATCTACCAATACTTTGTACATTGCTTTGTACACGGCTAATGCTGATTTAAACGAATCGACCACTGTATACAGTTCTAGTGGCGAAGTTAGCGGTACAGGTTACAGCCCCGGTGGAGTGCCTTTGACTGGTGCAACCATTAATTCGTCCGGGTTTACTGCCTATGTAGACTTTGCCGATGTGGTCTTTGGCGCATCCGTGACGGCACGTTGTGCTTTGATCTACAACGTTACTCAGGGTAACAAATCCATTGCTGTGTTGGACTTTGGGTCTGACAAAACATCTACCAATTTCACCATCACAATGCCTGCTAACACAGCGACCGCAGCATTGATTCGTTCTTCTAACTAAGGAGTCACCATGACTATTGACAAAATGACAGCCACCGACATGGTGCAAGCATCTACTAAATACAACACAATGCCTGAAGATGCTATGAGCATTCAAGGTTTTTACACTGCCGTTTGCCACGGCGCTGACGGCCAACTTAAGTGGACAGAGCCTTTCTGTAACTTGGTCACCACAGTGGGCAAGAACTTTACACTGGATACAACGCTGGGTAACACCGCTGGCGGCGCAGTTGTAATGGGTCTTAAAGGTACAGGCACAGCATTAGTAGCTGACACGCAAGCCTCACACGCAAGCTGGTTGGAAGTTGGTGGTACTAACGCTCCTGCTTATTCTGGCAACCGTCCTACACCATCATTTAGCGCGGCTTCTTCTGGTAGCAAGACCACATCTTCTGCGGTTAGCTTTACCATTACCAGCACTGGTACTGTAGCTGGATGCTTCATCAACATTGGCGGTAGCGCAACCAAAGACTCAACAACCGGAACATTGTTTTCGGCTGGTGACTTTTCTAGCTCTAAAGCTGTTGTTAATGGCGATTCTATTGCTGTAACTTACACTGCTACATTGACCTAATATGGCCGCCGGATGGGGTGATAATGCTTGGGGTGATTTGGGCTGGGGAGGCGTAATTGCCTACGAAGTCGAAATCACCGAGTATGTCACTCCGGCCACGGCTTGGGGTCAGGATACTTGGGGCGCTAATCCGTGGGGCGGAACAGTCCCCATGTTTGACACCCAAACCGTTCAGTTTACGGCTAATGCGTCAGTTACAGAAACAGTAGCCATATCGGAAAGCCAAGAAGCGGTATCAGCGTATGGTGAATCTGTTATTGAAACAGCCGCTATTGCGGATTCCAATACGGCCATTACAGCTTACGGCACTTCAGTCACGGATACTGCGGCAACTTCCACCACAGAGGTGGCATCTGCCAATTTCCCTGTAGATGTTACAGAAACGGCCTCGACTTCTACCACCGAAAGCGTAGCGGCTACATTTGCCCAGTCTATTACTGAAACAGCGGCGCTTTCAGAAGATCAAACAGTAGCGGCTACGTTTGCCCGGACAGTGGTTGAAGCCATGCTGGTTCTGGACAACAATGAAGCAGTTACCTCTTACACCGCTGCGGTTACGGATACGGTAGCAACATCTACAACAGAAACTGTATCGGCCAATTATGTAGATTCGGTAACTGAAACTGCGGCCATTAGTTCTGTAGAAAGCGCGGTAGCACTATTCTTGGGGAATATATCAGAGTCAATCGCAATTGCCGAAGAGCAGGTTGCGGTGTTAATTATGACCATAACAGAAGTTATGGCTCTTGATGACTCACAAATTGTAGGCACGTTTTACACGGAGTTTTTGACTGAATCTGCCACAATTACAGATATAAACAATGTCGGCGTAAACTACCCAGTAAGCCGGGTGGAAACCGCAACAATCACAGAAACAAATGATGGTAGATTCTTGTGGGAAATTATTGATGACACACAAGGCGTTACATGGCAAAATATCAGCAATCCGCAAACACCGGGCTGGAC